CATCAATTTCAACCAAGGCCGCACGTAGGTTCTCGGGGGATTGCTTGCCGGCATCAACCAAATCCTTGAAGTGCTCCATGATTTGCACGCCGCCGCGAGCACCGACGTGCATCCGCATCAGAAGCGTCTGGAGCAACCCCATGTTGAGACGAAGGCGCGTAAACTCCGGGTTTGGCGCTCCGACCTTGCCGGCCATAAACTCAGCCCAGCGGCTCGCGGCCGGTCCGAGCTCTGCTTCTTGAAAGGCGACTTGATTGGTGATCCGTGCAACAAGATCCTTCACTTTGGGCGCCGTCTCTGCCATCGTGCGGGTGGCCGACGTGGGTACAGTTAAAGAACTCAACCCGCTTGGGCTGACGGTACCTTCTGGTACTGTCTGACCTGGCCGCACTTCTACAGCCTGATAACCCCCACCGGCTTTAGGAGCCATCATCAAGGTTGTCTTGCCCTGATCTGGAGCTTGAGAAGCCTTGCGTAACCGGAGTTGCTGCGCTTCTTCCTCCGGCGTTAAAAGCTTCGGAGTTGCGGGCTTGCGTTGGTCGTAGGCTGTCAGCGCGTCCATGAGTGAAGCACCCGGGTTCACGCGCCGATATTCGTCAACCCAAATCTGCTGTGCTTCTGGGAGTCGCGCGCCTGCCTTGGCTTTGTCCGCCTCAATCTGCGCCTTGAGCTTTGCCGTTTCCGTCTCAATCTTCAGGCGTTCTTCTTGTTTCAGTTGCAGTTCCCGTGCGTGCAAATCCTTCCCTAAAGCAGTCACCCCGAGTATTGGCCGCAAGTTCTTTCTGCCGGGGTACTCGATATTTGCGAACTCCGGGAATGGGGCCATGGCCGCTGCCCATGCCGCTGTACTTTCCTCTTCGTTCGGCAGGCTAATTACCCCGGAGATTGCGCGGGTGACCTGATTCCCGTACTCCACGGCTGCCTTATTCTCGTCTTCCTTCGCTTCGCGAGCGGCCTTTTCCTCTTCGATGCGGAGTTTAGTGAATGCCGGATACATCCCTGGGGCGGTCCGCAGAATGTGCTGTCTGCCCTTTTCCCAGTCGCCCAGAGCTAAGGCCTCCCCCATCCGCTGCTGGTCTAGTTGAGCGCGTTGGGATTCACGACGCTTGCGGGCCGTTTCCTCCATGAGAAAACGCTGCTGCTCGAGGATGGCGGCCTGCTTCTGGCGCTCGGCAACACTCAGAACTTCGGGAACGTCTGCACCGCCAGAGGCGATCAATTGAGCGATAGAGGCCATTACACGTTCAATGGTTGCCGCCGCCGTAACCCGCGAATCGCCTCAATCAAGTCAGGGAGACTATTGAGGCCGCCAGCAACAGCCTGACGGGTTCCCACATTGCCTCCCAAGATGCCGGAGGCTTCTGCCTCCCCGATCCCGAGAGTGATAGGCGCCGCTGACCGGGCCGCTCCCGTGGTTACGTCGGCAATGCTCTCAGCCGTCCGCAATCCGACATCTCCAGCGTAGCGCCCTGCCCCTATGGTGTTCGCTCCGAATACCTCAGTCGCCCGCTGGCCGCGCCCGGCGAGGATGTCGTTGATATCTACGTTAGCGCCAAACGTCTTTAGCGCTCGCTGAAATGCCTGGTCGTAGTACGTACTGGCAAGCCCCTGCCCGAACTCCGTAAGCCCCTGGAGAACGTTCCCGCTCGATGCCAACCCGCGCGCAGCGGCGCTGTTCGCAATCGCCTGCGTTCCCTTGTTTAACTGGAACTGAAACGCAGGGTCGTTGGCATAGTCCTCATAGTTGAACTTGAAGCCAGCCCGAGCCAAGTCCGCCAAGGAAGTGATCCCCTGCTCGCCGGCCGTTCGGTACGGCTGCAAGCCCAAGTTGGCTGCTTCTGTGGCCTCGTATACCGCCTGGGGTGCATTCCGGCCGGCCTCAGCGAGTCCGGTACCCGCAGTCTCGGCAGCTCGGTAGATATCTCCCTTAGCGACCTCGCCGGCATTGGCAAGACTTGTAGCGGCACGTTTGGACGCGCCGCGACGAGATAAACCACTGAATATGCTGCCTACCGCAGGGATCGCCGCAGCAATCAATTGAGGCCATGGCATGGCCCCACTATTGCACAGAGACGAAACAAAGTCTAGGGGGAATGTTCGGAGCTTCCATCCAGTTTTTGGAGCCGTTCGCGCGCCGCCTGAAGGCGTTGGACAATCTCAACCTCGATTGCGCCCCCGTCGCGCCCGGTGTGCTCCACGAGTTGCTTAACGCTCAGTCCAGCCCGATCCAACACAGCGATTACAGCAGCAACACGTACACTGGCTGGCGTCTTTTTGTTTCTCGCAATTTCTACCAGGGCGCCGGCGAGTAGATCGGCCGCTTGAAGTAACCGCTGCTGCGCTTTCGCTTTGACTTGCGGCGCGGAGCCTCCGTGAACGCGGCAAACATTACTACCCTTAATCGCTCGACCTCGGCATGGATCGCCGTTGCTGCTGCGGTGGGCAGAACAGATCATAGGTCACAATGCCCTATGGGTCATTATACACCACAATCGCCCGTCCTACCCTCCGGCTCAGGCCAGCGCCGGGAGGCCCCGTCTGACCCGAACACGGGGCATAGTGCGGCGGCTTAGGAGGCCGGAGGGCAGGACGCGGGACTAGTGCGGTAGCAAATCAGGCGCTAACAGGCGCACCAGATTGCGGGCTTCCTGTATTTCATAGCATGTGCACTCACCGTCACCGCCAGTGATATCGCACGGCTCACAGTGGCCAGATGCGATCATTAACGTGTAGTTCCAGCAGCCGGTACAGACATACTGCCCATCGGCTGTTACCAATTGTGAATTCTCTAAGTTTCTTAGTCCTGCCATGTACCGAGCACCGCATTTGCAAGCTCTAATGTCGGTGTCACAAGCCAAGTAAAGTCCTACTGTGTCCATAATCGGGGGTTCTCCTATACCCCGTCCTAGGCATCCGCTCTTAACCGGGGATGACTAGGGCGCGGGATAGGGTGTTTACCTCGCTGACCTCCCGTAAGAGCCGACAAGCGCGGTCCTCCGGGGTGTCCTTAGTCAGTTGCAGATACCGTCGCGTTGCCCGGTTTTTGTAGTGGTGAACGCCCGGCGGGTCTTCGTGCATCCACATGTAGTCTACACAACGTCTGAGCGGGAGACCCGCCAGCACAACCGCCCGCTCAAGTGGCGACCAGTCGGGCGAGGTAAAGTTGAACGGTCTGTAAGGGGTAGTCACGATTGCACCTCCACGTGGCCGAGCAACGCCAGGTCACGGCGCGCGGCGCGAATATGTTGCGCCGCCAACTTTGCCTTGTAGGGTTTGGCGGTGGCAACGATGGTTTCCTGCTCGCGGATTTTTTCGGTCAAGCGCGCGGCGAATACGGCGGGAGTCAGACCGCAGCGCCAAATGAGATGCTCAAGTTCGCGGCGCGTCACGCGGCGCCCCCTACGGCCTTCGTACCTTCGGCTTGATGTTCCAGTTCCCGGATGGCTAGGTTAATGATGGTTTGGAAATTGGAGATGTCCGTGGATCGGCAATAAGCTGGCGCCTGGGACATCATCCGAAGTACGTACAAAGTGGAAAGATAGCCTACACGTGCTGCTTGCATCTCTCTCTTTGTTCGGCCACTCCAATGCCCTGGGAAATTGGCCGTAAGCCGTTCGAGTAACCCCGAACGGAATCCTGTTACTTCCTGTGTTTCACTCATGGCTCAAGCGCTCCTTAATCGCTCTGTCACTCCCACGGCCCGCTGAAATCAGTGGGCGTGCGTAATTCCTGACGTTGGGTAACCATGCGGATTTGCCGCGCATAAGCGGCGCGGTCCCGTAAGTATTGGCGGGCATCGTAGAGCAGGTCAGAAGCGGGAAATTCCGCTCGACCCTCACCACTGACTTGCAGATAGGCGGTGTGCAGGATCACGATGGCGTCGTGGTCTGCGGTGTTGTCCATCTCATGTGTGCTCATGCGGCCTCCTCTTGTCACTCCCACGGCCCGCTCAGTGAGTGGGCCGCTGGCGGGATAGGTTTAGTCCGTGTGCAGCCTGTCTGGTAGCCTTCGCAAGATCAACTGATACCACTCTGCGCAATCGCCCCGTCGTACAATCAGACGCGGCGTGTTGATGGCCTGCGCCAGGAGCCGCAGATGGTTGTAGGTGTCGCCGCTGGCCTTCTTAGGGTAGCGCCCGGCCACCGGCATGGCCGATCCACGCGAATGGCTTGGGTCGTCTGGCCACCCCGCTCGCCGGTTGATTGCCTGCTCGACCAGCCAAGCTGGGTCACTGGTGTAGCTCACGGAGTAGCCAGCCGTTCGGGTGTCCTGGCAGCGCCGGAGGTAAGCGATGGTGCGGGCAGTTGGGGTCATGCGGCACCCCCGATCGGATCGGTCTGCGAAAGGTGAAACACGGTGGTAGTCCACGGCCGCGACGCCGTCCGCTCCACTTCCTGCCCGGTGGCTTCGTCGCGCTCCTTGCGCGTGGTTTTGATAATAGTGGCTACCTTGACGCCGTGCTCGCCCTTGCGCACCTGGCGCCCGAGTGCGCGCCATGCGTCGTAAGTGAATACATTTACTCGTGGGTTGATTTCAGCCTCGGGAATCCCCTTGGCTATGAATCCCGTGAAAATCGCGGGATAGTTCCCTACACTCCGGCCGTTTACCGCATGGCTCAGAGCTTCCTGCTGAATTGCTTGGCTACTCATAGCCTCAAGCGCTCCTAATCGCTTGCAGTGTTACTATACCGCAAGGGGAATAGAATGTCAAGAGAAATCTTCGTCTAAGCGCAAGAATGTGTCTAGTAGTACTGCGAGACCAGGCATACCGTGAGTCATGGTACTAGGGCGCGCAGACTGGTGGAAGCAGAGAAGCAGAGGTCCCGCAGGAAAGTCTTGCAATCTCTAAACTACAGGCGTAGTGTAGGTAGGGTCCTGGTAGTTTTGGCCCTGCACAAGGCGGTCTGTAGTACGCGCGCGCCGTGGGTCTGGGCGATAGCCGCAAGCGGAGATTCCTAAAATGCTCCGGGGTAAGGTGGGGTCTATACGGCGATCATCCCGGTCGCACGGGCCAGCGGCGGGATTCGCCGCATGGCCATCTGGCAGTAGGGCCAGGAGAGGTCGAGGCCGACGAAGCGCCGGCCAAGGTTGAAGGCGACGAGGCCGGTGGTGCCAGAGCCGGCGAAGGGGTCGAGGACGAGGGCAGGGGTTGGCGGGCCAGCATTGCAGGCGCAGGTCGGCCGCCAGCCAATTGTAAAAGTAGGCTTGCATACAGAATCCTGTTTCTTGTGCGTTTCTCATCAGGGGAGGGTCGGGCCTTGGTGCCTTTCCCCTTCCGCAATCTTGATGCCGCAGGCTTCATTGTGGCACGTGGAACATTCGGGTTGTCATTTGTTACCCGTCAACCTTCCAGAACTTCCTCCAGGTCTCCATGTCCTTGACGTACCACTCCCACATCTTGGCCTTCAGCTCCGGGGGCTGGCCCTTGACGATCTCGGTAACCATCTCGGCCAGCGCCTTTACTGCTAGGGCAACGGCTTCAACCATGTAGCCTCCCCATTCGTTCCAGCCCCGTCTTCTCGATGGTAACATTCCCCGGACGACCCGCCGGCGGCGGTACGTGGAACTGCACCGCGCTCAGGATTCGCTTGTGGCAGTCCGGGCAGTACTGCCAATCGCGCCCGTCAGGTCGGCGGCGGGGGAACTGGAGATGGGGATGGCGGCAGCGGAAGGGCCAGAAGGTCATGCTGTCTCCATTATCCGCCGCTCCGTCTGCACTGCTGCACGTTTCATGGGTTCGTCATGCGCCATGCCATTTCCTTGATCCGCGTCAGGCCCTTCGGCCAGCGCTTCAGAATTGCCTGGTTCACTTTGGCCCAGTCGATACTCGCACGCTCCGACGAAAGCATGGCCAGACGATAGGTCATAGCTACATCTCGCTGGTGCATCCGCGGATCGGCAATTTCCCCCAGTAGCGTTCTTTCGCAACATTCCAATTCCAGAGTCATCGTCACCCCATTATCCGCCGCCCGATCCACTCCGCGACTTGCGGGATGCCGTCATCGCCACCTGTCGTCTTCGGCCAGCAGACCGCATTTCTTTAGCACATCTAGGGGAGCAGCACTTCTGTCTCTTTCTCTTTCGGGGATTTGCAATAAATGATTGCCCACAGTTCCAACATGTCTTCAAATCAGGGTATTTCTGCTTGTGCAACCTGATGTGTGGACCAGCCCCAAGTACCTGGAGGTTCTCTATCCGGTTGTCCAGAGGGTTTCCGTTTATGTGATGAACGTGCTCGTATGCGCTGAGCTTCCTGCCAAGATACTGCTCTATAATCCAACGATGGGCACGTACTTTCCGCCCATCCCGCCAAATTAACCGCGTCCTTGTATGTTTACTACGAGCCATTGGAAACCCTCCACGTTTCCATTATACATTCGCCAATCCATTGCGCGACAGCGGGTACCACTGCATTTCCGAGCGCCCGCAGTCGGTGTGTCCGATTGGAAAGCCCATGAGCCATTCCACGAAGACCGGATTCAGCCTCCGCTTGTGAGATCGCAGGCCGCAGTTCGGGGTGTTGCACCAGCAGGTCGGGCCATCGTGGGTCTGTTGGACCATGAGCGAAAGCGGGGAGCCGCCCTGTGCGTATGGCCTCGTTCGGCTCCCGGTATCGTCCGTCGTTGGTGTAGTCCAGAGATGAACCTGCTTCACAAACTCCCCGCCCACTCCTGCCTTGTGTCCCGTCGCATCCACGCCCATCATCCCGTGTGGTGTTTTCCACCGTTGCGCCTTCTCGTTCAGCGGCCGGGCGTTTCTCTGCAACGTCTCCACGCTCGATTCGCCCGACTTCCAGTCCCGGCTTGTTGCTGTCGGCCACATCCGCGCCTGACCCGTCAGGCTGTCTTGCGCTCCCGGATGGTTCCCGCAAGATTCGCCGTCCTCCCGGCGGGGCGTGGCCCAGAATCGTGCCTGCTGGTCCAGCCCCATCTCGTCCTTGCGGTCGAGTCCCCGGCTCCTGAAGCTGTCCGTCGCCGGAGTCTGCCACTGTTCCGCGTCCCGCTTTAGGTTCCCGTTCTGGGTTGAGGTCGCATCGCTCCCTGGACGCCTCCCGTCGTGGGCATTGGTTGTAGGCCACAATGAACACTCTGGCCCTTCGATGACTGGCCCCAAAGTCGGACGCTCGAAGCACGAACCATTCCGCATCGTACCCGAGGTTGGCCAAGTCCCCGAGTACTTCGGCCATCGCTCCTCCGTGGTTGGCGCTAAGCAGCCCTGGGACGTTCTCAACGAGCACGTAGCGGGGTCGTACCATGCGAACGATCCGAGCGAACTCCGGCCAAATCCATCGCTCATCGGCAGTTCCTTTCCGCTTGCCTGCGACGGAGACTGGCGGACAGGGGAAGCCTCCGCAAATGAGGTCAACCGGCTCAAGTTCGCTTCCGGCGAGTCGCCGAATATCCCCGTAGCGGGCCACGGCAGGCCAATGCTTTGTGAGCACGCGATTGCAGAACTCATCGTTTTCCACCTGCCAGCGGCATGTCATTCCGGCCTGTTCCAGGCCAAGGTCCAAGCCGCCGATCCCTGCGAACAGCGAACCGAAGGTCACAAATGCTTGCGCCTCCACCGTCGCACAAGCGCCTCATCCCATCAGCCCGAGCAGGCCGAAGGCGACGCAGAGAGCGCCCATGCACAGCAGCCACGTGGTCATGCCGTCGATGAATAGGGTTGGGGTCATGATCTTGTCAGGAAAGATCGACGATCTAAATGAGCCATAAACTGCTCCTCTGTCATGCCCCGCACGTCCCGGTACCACCAAACTTTGAGTCCCGCGACGTGCCAGCGCAAGCGATCGGAAGCTGCGTGCAATAACAGATGCCAGGCCGTAAGCAAATCTGTTCCATAGATGCTTCGGAGAGCGTATAGCAAGGGGGTTCGCACCATAAAGACTTCTAGCGTCTGCGGGATGTGGCCTGCTCGGTATAAGCGCATCACGCCATCGAGACGTTCGACAGCCTCCAATAGCCAACCTGGGTGCTTTATTCGTTTCATCCTTTCCCCCTCACGATCTGGAGCGCCGCCCCACAGACGGCCTTACACTGGGCGGCTTCGGTGTTGCCTTCGACACGGACAAGTACTGTCGGCGCGGGGTCCTCCCTAAAAGCCTCCCATCCTATTATCTCGTCGCCAAGCAAAAGCGGGCTTATCCCGATCCCCAGCGCCCGTGTCAGCATCCCGGCGTGGCCAAGATCCTCGTAGGGGTTCCACCAATGACTTCTCAAGCTGGAAAAAGCCGAAATGCGCCCAGAGACAACACGGAAGTCTCCGGGATACATTTGCCTTTGTTGTATGTCCTTGTCGGGCTGTCTTTTCCACCCCATCGCCTCGGCCAGCAGGATCAGATCGTCGAGGGTGAAGTCAGTCTGCATCGTAGATTCCTCCAGCTTTTATAAGCGAGCACTCTCCTCCAAACTTTCGATTTCGATTCCTAGCTGAGCGTTCTCCTTCCGCAGCCGCTCAACCTCCTCCTCTGACGCAGCCAGTTCCGCGTTGCGCTTCTGGTGGCTGACGGTGCAATCATGCAAATCTCGTCGCAAGTGCGCGACCTCGGCGATGAGGCGGCGCACTGTCGTCTCCGGCGGCACATCTGGGTCGTAAGTTTCGCACTCGCGCTTGATCTGCTCTATCCAGCCCGGTTGCTCGCTCACGGCTTCCTTCCTTCGGCTTCGAGGGCGTCGGCGGCTTCGAGGGCGTCTATGCTTACCCCTCCCGCCGCACTGCGGACATCGTTGCATTTTTATTTGCCCTCCTCCCGCGCCCGCTCCGGCCAGCGAACCTCGACGCGGCGAACGTCGTCGTACAAATAACTAACCACATCGCCTTTCGATTCTTCAATGGACCTGACATCTAGGCGGTCATTCTGAAACCCGCCCCATGCCTCCACCTTCCGCCAGCGCCGATCTTTGGGCTTAGGGCGCTTCACGTCTTGCCCCCCCCCCTTGCCGCCCGCTCGTACTCGGCGGCACGGCCTTCTAGCTCCTGCTCCACGGCCGCTGCGCGATATGGCACAGTGCCATGAGACTTGCGTGCAAGAATGAGGGCTTCCCGCATCTCCTCGGCCTTAGCCCGCAGCACAATCTCCGGTAGCGGTAGATCGACCCAGTCACGGGCCTGCGCTACAGCAGTTTCCCAATCGGTCATGCTGTTCTCCCTGGGTGCTTATCGTGAATGTGCCGGGCGAGCGCAGTAAACGAACGCTTGCAGTACGGGCAGATACCATTGCCTACACGCTTTTTCAGCCTGACGAGTTCTTTATCCCTCGCGTCAGCCCGAGCTTTCCACCAATTTTGATCTGCACGGGCGCTCTCCAACGCTTTGTGGAGTCGCTCCGTCTCGCTTTCTTTCCACGTTCCAACGTGCCCGTTGGGACAGGTGATCGAACCGCCTACCCTGCGCCGCTCGTCGCACGTCCGCTTCGGAACGAAGTATACGATGCCGCATTCAGGGCACTCGTGTTGTTCCATCACCTGCGGTATTGGAATTGGCAATGCAGCCATTTATCTCACCTCCGTTTCATGCTCGCTTTCCTCGCCCACCGCCCGCCAGCGACAGGGGGCCGGTGGCTCTGGTACGGGACCTCCTTCCAGGCAAGGCTCGGGGCCTCGCCGAACTTGGCTAGACCTTCACCCACCAACGCGCCCGCTGGACGTTATTTTTCCAGCGGACAACGAGGCGGAACAGCCCTCGTGCATCGCCGGTGTATTCGACGCCGGCGTTCCAGTCCGGGAAGGACTGGTGGCAGGCGTAGGCGTTGGGGTCGTCCCCGCCGATCGGCCACAGCACGGCAGAGCCAGAGTACACAGGCTCCAGCGGTGGGGGCGGCGCCGGCTTCACGTAAGGCACCCACGGCTCCTCGATGACACGAGTGTCGCCGAAGTCCGGCAGCAGGAACTCCAGCTCGTCCATCGTGTTGTTCGGGTGCGTAAGCGCCCGGTCAAGCTGAATGACCACGCACCGCTCCCGGCCGTCGTCCCTAGGGCGCTCCAAAGCCTGGTTGACGGCATGGACACGCACCCATTTCTCACTAGACGTGAAACTGTGATACCCCCCGTGGGTGAATGTGCCAGCGGGGAAGCCGGGTCTGGCGACCACCAGATAGGTGATGATCGGTGGCTTCCCTTCCGCACCCGGGATCGTGGGTTCGTCAACGACCTTAACGGCCGCCCAACTCGCTTTGCCGTGCTTGGTGAGCCAGTCGATGAAGCGCTGGACTTCAGGGTCGGCCAAGTTGACGGAAGGCGGCTCCGGGCCATACTTGCGCGAAACGACGCCGCCTGTAGAAACGTGATAAGGCGAAGGCGGAACTGGCTCAGAAGCCGGTCCCAAAAAGCCTGTCAAGAAACTGCCTGTAGTCATGATACTTTGTCCTCATTCTCTGGCGCGGGGCCAGGCTCAACCGCCGCAGGGCGGCTCAGCTTGGGTCCGGTCGTTAGTCTCTCCGCCGTCTCCGCCAACACTCGCTCGCATATCTGCACAATCAACCCGGCACCCCAAGCCGCAGCATCATCCGGCGATTTGTTGTTCGGATCAGCGTCCTCTTCAATCCCGGAGGGAAAATTATAGGCAAGGTGCATTATCTCTTGGACCGCTTCTTGCAACCGACGTTCACGGGTCGTCATGATTCCTGCCGTTCAGTCGCCAGCTTCACCATTCGCTCTCCCTCCGGAGTGAGAGACCATGCCTTTTCCTTCATTTGAAGCTCCCACTGTAGCCACCCAACCCCAACAAGCACCTGGTAGGAAATGCCTGGCCCAGACGGTCGCTGCCCCCGGCTAAAGCGCACCAGGGCGCGTAGGAGCGCAGCTTCGTGCTGTTCGATAGCGTTCATTTACTCCCATCGGCTTTCTGGAGCAGGCCAGCGATATAGGCGGCGCGAAGGCCACGAGCCAATATACAATATATCGCCTCACTCGCCTTCTTATCTTTGCCCAAAGCGTCCCGAGCTTGCATCAGCGTGATTTCGCCGCACATCCAGGCAACGGCCAGTTCTACACGCTGTTCATCTACCGGCAAATGCCTCCTGGCAGGTGTTTCACGGGCCATCTCCAGCAGTGTCTTCGCTTTGTTTTCCATCGGCCCTCCAATATCCGCGTCCGTGGGCGGCACAGCAGAAAGTATACCCGCACGGGAAGTAGAATGTCAAGACTTTTTTTTCGCTTGCATTTTTCCTGCCGCTTCGGGTACACTTATTGGCGATGGAGTTGATCTCGACCAAGGATGCCGCCTTGCGCATGGACCTGTCCCCCCGCCGCATCCGGCAGTTTATCGAAGATGGCCGGTTGCCGGCACAAGCCATCGGGGGCCGCTTTGCGATCCGCCCAGGGGACCTTCTCCGGCGTCGGATAGCCAAGCGAAAGAACGGTCGTCCGCGTAAGTCTCTGAAAACATAGAGAGAAAGATTTCTCTTGACAATTCTATTCCCATTGGGGTATAGTTGTGTCTGGAGGCTGCGATGATGAAGCGACCGACCATCAAGGCGCTCCGCGAGTTTGAGGAGTATCCATGACCAACGCTGCCCTGTTGAGCTTGCTAAAGCGAAAAAAGGCCTGTCCTGAGGCCGTCGCGTGGGTTGGTACGCGAGACCTGGTCACAGCTTGGCGCGAGTGCGAACGAGCTGATTGGATGCTATGGTTTTGTGGAATTATGGCAGGCACGAAGAACTGGCCGACATGGCAACAAGTGGTGCTTGTAATGTGCACCTGTGCTCGGCAGGCATTGCGGTTTGTGCCGGCTGGAGAAAACCGTCCACTTGCTGCAATCGAAGCCGCTGAAGTGTGGGCAAAAATGCCTACTACCGGGGCCGCCGCCAGGGCCGCCGGGGCCGCCGGGGCCGCCGAGGCCGCCGCCGGGGCCGCCTGGGCCGCCGCCGGGGCCGGCAGGGCCGCCTGGGCCGCCGCCGGGGCCGCCGGGGCCGCCGGGGCCGCCAGGACCGCCAGGGCCGGCTGGGCCGCCTGGGCCGCCGAGGCCGCCGCCAGGGCCGCCTGGGCCGACGGCGTGGCCGACTGGGCCGCTGGCGAGGCCGCCGGACACAAGATTCTGGCTGATTTGGTGCGAAAATTGATCCCTCGAATTACAGACTGCAAGAAATAATCGGTGCGGACATGAAGCGACCGACCACTAAGGCACTCCGCGAGTTCGAGGAGTGGCTCGAAAAGCGAGCCTGGAAAGCGGATACCGTAATTGAGCGTCAAGAAGGCCGCATGATCTTGCGGGAGTTCCGTGACAGGTTCGGATCGCGGCACAAGGAATGGGGGAAAACATGACGACTATGCGTCCTGGCGGCTTCGCCCCGCATGAGCACTACTGCCGGATTTGCGGGACGACCTACGAGTGTCGCAAGACCGACTGCAATCTGCCGAACATGGTGAGGTCCTGCCGTGAATGCGACGAACGCCGCTGCCGTATCTGTCAGAAGATCGGCCCGGATAAACACCATGAAATCCCGAGTGTGCCCTATGACGACGGATGGGCGCACCCGGCATGTGTTGCGGAGGAACGATGGGAGCGAGACCGCGAAGGCGATCCTCCCGAGCGAGAGCCGCACCAGCATCGCTTCCCGAGTGGAGTCTAGTGATTTTGAAAAAAAGGAGAACGAAAAAGATGAAGAAGAACACTTACGTTATCGTCCGCACCTATAGTGCGGGTGTATTTGCCGGTATTCTGAAGTCCCGCAAAGGACAAGAAGTCATCCTGCTCAATGCCCGCCGACTTTGGTATTGGTCCGGAGCGGCGACTCTATCGGAATTGAGCGTCTCCGGGGTAAAGCATCCAGACAAATGCAAATTCCCCGTGTCTGTACCGAATGTGACGCTATTACAAGCCATCGAGATTCTGCCATGTTCGGCAAGCGCCCGTAAGAGTATTGAGGAGGTTCCCATATGGAGAGTGTGATCTGCTCCGGCTACGGCTCCGGCTACGGCGACGGCTCCGGCTCCGGCTACGGCTCCAGCTACGGCGACGGCGACGGCTCCGGCGACGGCTACGGCCACGGCGACGGCTCCGGCGACGGCTCCGGCTACGGCCACGGCTCCGGCTCCGGCCACGGCGACGGAGACGGCGACGGCTCCGGCTACGGCTACGGCTACGGCGACGGCGACGGCTACGGGCAATCCTGATGCCAACCCCTAAGCGAGGCTATTTCCTCGCTGACGGCGCTCGCGTGCCGGGAGTGACTACGATCCTGGGGCGATTCAAGGATATGGGCGGGTTGCTCCATTGGGCGTGGGAAGAAGGGTGCGCCGGGCGGGACTACCGCGAGACGCGAGATGCGGCGGCTGATGCAGGTACTCTTGCTCACGCAATGGTCGAGGCGAAAATTCGCGGTAAGCGCTTCGTCGTCCCCGAGGATACGCCCCCCGAGATTAGAAACAAAGCCTGTCAAGCCTACTCTATGTATAATGAGTGGGCCACGCAAACAAGACTTCAACCGCTGGTAACCGAAGTGCAGTTCGTCTCGGAACAACATCGTTTTGGCGGGACTTTGGACGTGGTTCTCGTAGGCGGCAGGCGGCTACTAGGCGATTGGAAAACTTCCGGCGCGATTTACACCGAGCACCTGCTACAGCTTGCGGCCTACGACATCCTGTGGAAAGAAAACCGGCCTGCTGAGCCGATCGAGGGCTATCAGATTGTGCGATTCAGCAAGGAGGAGGCCGATTTCGAGCAGCGATATTTCATGCAACTTGATGTTGCCGAGGAAATGTTCCTGCTCCTGCGCCGGGCATACGACCTGGATAAGAAAGTCCGAAAGAGAGTGAGGTAACAAGTGGAAAACGAAACAAGAGAATTAGCGGTGATGCCAGCGGAGGTGGCGACGCCCGGAGGTTCCTTCAGCGGCGCCTTATCGCTGACAAGAACGCCGGAAGCGATACTGGCGGATGCTTCCCGGGCGGCCAAGGCATTGATGGCCGTCGTGCGTCGTAACGGTTGGGAAATCAAGATCGGCAAGGGCAAGCATCTGAAGGCCGAGGGCTGGCAAATGGTTGGCGGCTTCTACGGAGTTACTGCGAGAACGCGAACAGTGAGACCGATCAACTTCGGGGAGGTTCACGGCTTCGAGGCTACTGTCGATGCCGTCAGCAATGGTAACGTCATCGGAAGCGCCACGGCCATTTGCCTGAATGATGAGGAGAACTGGGGCGTGCGTCCGAAGTATGAATGGCAGGGGCCGGATGACGACCGCAAGCGAGTGAAAGTCGGCGAGGAGAAAGTGCCGATGAACCAGCTTTGTTCAATGGCGCAGACTCGTGCCGGGGCCAAGGCCCTCCGGGCCGTCTTCTCTTGGGTTGTCGCGCTTGCCGGGTATCAACCCACCCCAGCCGAGGAAATGACTGGCTTCGATCAATCGGCTGCGCAATCTCCTCCTCAGCAGGGCGGCCCGGCCAGGATCATCAGCGACCCCCAACGCAAACGTATGTACGCGATCGGCAAAAAGGCTGGCTGGACCGATGACGAGATGAAGAAGTTGCTGGCGCGATACGGCTTCGCTCACAGCACGGAAGTGACGATCGACAAGTACGAGGAAATCTGCACGAAGCTGGAGCAGGGAACGGAGCGAGAGCCGGGAGAGGATAGACCCTCGCCCATTTCCGGGCTGCCATAACTGCGGAGGGTTGAACTTGTTCCGCGAAAAGAAGTCTCTGACGCACCGCAAGCAGACCCGTAAGCAGATTATCGCTCTGTTGCGGGCGCTGCCGAATGATGTAGCGAGAGCTGAGGTGCTGGCGGCAGCGTGTACCGCCCTGCGGATCATGCAGCGGACAAGCCGAATGTTCGACGCGCTCCTCGAAGGCGAACGAAGGCGGCGTAGGAATTTCGCGTCGAGAGAACAGCAGATCATCTTGACGAGGAAGACATGACTATCGCGGATCGTGAGAAGAAAATCCGAGCAGCTATTGAATGGGTTCGGTATACAGAAAAGCGCTGGCATGATTCTTCAGCGGACACGGAAGAGATGGTGTGGAAAGGTCTTTTCATAGACGCGGAGAACAAGTTCGGCTTGCAGTGGCGAAACGTGGAGGTGGTGCTGAATGCCAAAACGACTACCAAGGATTGACCCGAAGGATAGCCTGCTGATCGAGGCTGACCTGGAGAAGCAAGTCTTCGCCTTCCTCCGCGAGAAGCAGTGGCGAATTGTTCGCCATCGGCCAACGGGAACACGTGGGCACCATCGGTACCTGGGAGAAAAGAACGCTGCCGATGCTTTGATTATCCGGCCGACTAGCGTTGGCTATCTTCAAGGCTTCTTCCTGGAACTCAAGAGACCCGGTCAAAGACCGACACTTGGGCAACTGAAGTGGATGGCGGATCGAGAGCGCGAAGGTTACAGGACAACCTGGGTCGATAACCTCAAACAGTTCCGAATCTGGTACTGGAGGCAGCTCTACTGATGCCCTTGCCCATGTCTCGCTCACAACAACGAGTCTTCGCTGAAGTTGTCCGCTACTTCCAGGAGCAGGGGCGTTCGCCGAGCATTGCCGAAATCGCACAGCGATGCGATTGGTCCCTGAATTACATCACGCTGGTTTTACGTGCACTCGAAAAGAAAGGCTGGCTCCGGCGCACGGTGGGAGAGTATCGGTCGATTGTGCTGATAGAGACAACTGAGTTGCGAGCGCGAGATTGAAGCAGAATTATGCCCCGCCTGTGGGCGAGAGATCGAGGAGAGTTGAGAGATGCAAAACGACAGTGCGTTTTCCTTTTGCGAGCAAGCCACAGCTACTGGCGGTTCGCCGTGGCACATCCGCAAGCTCAGTTCTGCTGGCCGAAAATTGGGAGGCGGCGCGGATACTCGTTCGCTGTGCGGACGCGAGGTCTGCTGGGATCTGGAAGTTAGGATTACAGCACACCATCTGATGCACTGTTGTCCTCAGTGCGCGTCAGAATTTGAGCGGACGATTTTTGCTCTTGACAGGGGGAGCGGACAATGAGAATTACAACGAGAATCGCCAGAGAAAGTCCATCGCATAGCCAGCTTTCGTTATTCGTAAATGGAGCGCTGGCGGGTCAGCCGGGAAGCGTTTGCCTGCGGAATGAGGAGGTGCGGGACTTTTGCGACCGCATTCAAAATGGGATCGTTGTTTACAAGTTCCACGATGCTCCGGAGTATCTGCGGGTGTTATCGTTACATGGTGGTGATGAGGACTGGGTTCTAGTGCTACCACCGGGCGAGGCCGCCGCGTACAGTGTAATTGTACCTTTTGATGACAATCGAAGGATTGACATTCCCTGGTTAGCCGAAACAGTTTTCGGATGTGCGGACGTTCAAGAATGTTGGTTGCCAGACGGAACTGCCGTGTTAATCGGCGCACACGCCTGATGCTGAACTTTTCTCTTGACACGGGCTGCAAGATGGCGGATAATCCTCATGTCTGGCGGCGACGGCCCCCAGGCACCGAAGAAGGTCACCGGGGGCGGTGGCCTAGCAGCGCCGCTCCCACACCCTTGCTAGGAGGGGCTATTGTTACAATCCGACAAGTCAAAACGCTGGTGGCGGTGATGGCGGTGCTGCCGTTCATGCCGCTATACGTGGATGATTGGCTCACATCCCCGACGCGGTTGACCATGACCGCAACGGCCAGGGCAATTTACCTCGACTTGCTGATGTACCAGTGGAAAGACGGGTATGTTCCCAACGATCCAGAAAAGCTGGCAAGGATGACCAATTTTTCTGTCGCGGAACTCAGCGCCGCCTGGCCGATGGTGTTCCCTCATTTCAACCTGAAAAACGGGAGGTACCGCAATCGAAAACTAGCCGTTATGCGGAAGCAGAAACTACGAGAGAAAACAAAATCAATCGAAGATGGGCGCAGGGGTGGAATGGTTAACGCTAGAAGAATCAAGAACTTAAGTAAGCCCCCCTTAAGCACCGCGTCTGATTCTGACTCTATGTCTGTATCTTTCCTGAAAAGAAAACCTGAAGATGAGGAAAGAGTTCCTGTCGGAAAATTCGCGGCGGCGTTTGCGCCGAAAAACGGCTACGATCCACGGGCCGGATGGGAGCGGCTGGTTGTCGCTTGCCAGCGGAAACCGGTCGCCCCGAGGATCAGGAAACCGGACATGGCCTGTCAAACTTTCCTCTCGCGGTGCGAAGACGCTCAGACCGAGGCGAAAATTCTTGCCGGCGTCGAGGCGTACAAACTTTCCTCCGAGGTCAGCCGGGGCGTAGTCGTGAGCCTGGAGAACTTCCTACGCGATGGTATGTGGGAAGGAACATTCGGCGATGCAACGCCGGTGGAAAATCCTGGGCATTACTCCGAGGCGGAAAGACTGAGGCGGCTGTGAATAGAGCGATATTGAATCTCTACACGGATGGAGCCTTTTTGGACAAGATCGGATGTGGAGCTTGGGCTTATCATATTCCCGATCTCAGCCTGACGGATTGCGGGGCGATGGATGGACCGTCTAATGTGTATTTTGAATTGTTAGCGGCAGTGCGGGGCTTGCAAAGAGTGAAATTAGCTGGGCGAGATAGCCGGACCGTAAATGTTCTGATTGATTGCTGCTTTTCTAGAAAGTGGATCAAGGAAGTGCGGCTACGATTAGAAGGCAAAACGAACCGCCAGGCGTTACCGGCTGAATCGAATATGCTACTTGTTTCCGAGTTGATTCCTTTAATTCGCACGATGCCGATCGTCGTCAATCGGGTTGCGAAACCGAATGCTTGTCATAGGATTTGCCACGAGGAGGCAAGTAAGGCTCTTTTTGCTTACGTTCGTCACAATCCCCGAGCGATCGCAGCGTTGCGTGAATACTGGAATTGTTCAGATCGTCTAAAGAAACTTGAGAAAGAACGTGAAAAGCAAGCCTATCGGTTAGAACAGATTGATGGAGCCCTAAGACGATACCGTGAAATCCTGGAGGTCAAAGAAGAATTCATATGACCGTCCCCGACCGCCAATTCTGCTCTGAGCAAATGGCCCGGCTCTCGGGACTGCCGGGGTACCCCAAAACGGAGGAGGCGAAGCGCGAATTCATCGACACGCTACAGGGTGCTTTCAGTTTTGTCGGCGGCGGCGACGTACTCCGGCAGTGGGTTACGGACGTATTACACGAGGTTGAATTTTGCCCATCGCAAGCAGACGCTTGGAGGGCCGGACATCGGCTGAGACCGGCAAAGCAGCAACCGCACTGTCGGCAGTGCGACGGCACAGGCTGGCGGCCCGTAATCAAGTACGGAGTCGA